CTAGTTCGACTTACCGCCTGCTTTCTTCTTACGCTTTTCTCGATTTTCAGTCAGCACCAAACGATACTTCAAACCATTATTCACATGGAACGGTATTTGAAAATCAATTTGCATGTTCTGATTCGTGCAAACATATTCCCAATTTACACTCGCCTTCTGACCAATAATAGAATTAACGAATAAAAACCTAAGAATTTCATTAACCTCCGCCTCCGAAACCCCCGACTTCAAGGCAGAATATTTATCAAAATACTGTTGCTTAGTGAAAATCTCATACCCGATATTCTGAAGGGCCATCAAATAAAGCTCGAAATCGGGCTTTTGCGCGGACCACTCATCAATCAGCTCATCATACATACTCGAGGATACAGCACGCTCCGCTGCGTAGAGATCCTTCGAAGTATAGAGGCCATTTGCATTTACACTATGAAAATCCCGGATTTTATTCAAATAAACGATTACATCCCTCGGCCGATAAAATGAACGCCGCAACATGTGCCTCAGCGGGGTTGCACCGTGGCGCACCGTTTTATTTTGAAATATTGATCCGGTTTTCTCCGAAACGACATCCAGCCCCAGATCATCCGGGGCATATTTCTGAATTCTCTCCGAAACCATGGAGTCAAGGGCATCATAATCCCACTTAATCTCCACCGCACCATCTTGATAGACTTTATTTTTATCGTTAAATCTCAACGTCTCATATATATCAGCGCGCAAAAATATTACTACCTTAACCTTATCCTTCAAACCCACATCATGATTGATGCTTTGCGCGCAGAGCAGAAGATTAACCAATATTCTGGAATACTCGTCAACTTCTCCCTGCAGCCAGTTTTCATCAAGTTGATCAATGACGACCAGTTGCTTCGCCCCCGCCGCGTGAGCTTTGTATGTATTCTCAAAATAGTCGAGTAACTGGAAGGCATTTGCGCGAAGTTTGCGCTTCAACTCTTCATCTTGAACAACATCTTCGAACTCAACTCCCCCGAGCGACAGCGACGCCTGATCCACATCCAAGCTTGGCAGCGTAAACGATTTAAGCCGGAACAGCTTGGATTTTATAATCTCCACCACGCTCGGATTCGGGCTGCCATACAACCCCGAGAGTATCTTCTTAGCCTTCGAGAGGTCTGCGGGTAGTTTCCTCTTCTCCTCCACAGACGCAATCAACGAGGCGAGGCACCGCGTGAAAATCAAATATCGCCAGCTTCGCTGATAGGATGAGATTTCCGCCTCCATCGCCTCTCGATAGAGTCTTTGAATCGGCCACGGGTAGTCCCGAAAGCTCAGAGGAATCGCAGTAAATCCATTGATATTCGCCGAATCAGCCTGCCTAAGATATTCATAAACTGCCGTCTTACCGGTGCCTTTTCGACCGATAATCATCCACCGCCCTTGATTCAACACTTTATCGAGCAATGACGTGCGCACGAAATAGCGCATCAAATCTTGGTCACTTTCGGCCGATACTTTAAACTCGGGAAACCAATTCGTGATGTCCGACATAAGGGCTAGATTTGGTTAGCAATTTATATGAGAGAGCGAGACGCTCCGCTTGGCAACACAAACTATACGCGAATCAATACCACAATACACAAAAATGGTCGCTTATGCGACATCGTTCCATCAGCATTTCTCGCTAAGCAACCGCGCTTAGGCAAATGAGATAACCAATCGCTTGCCACATGCAGCCGCATACTTACGCAGTGTCGCAAATGATGGTGAATGCTTTTCACTCGACAACGAAGCCTCAAGCCGCGAAACCGCCGATGCGGTCGTACCCATCCGTTCCGCAATCTGAGCCTGCGTCAGACCAGCATCGCGCCGTGCAGACAAGATAGCTCGCAACGCGGTGTACTCATCGTCCAGGGCGTCATACGCCGCCTTGACATTGCGACCGGCGAGCAGACGTGCCGTATCTTCCGCCGTATGCGGAACCGGATTGAATCCATCAGCGCGAACGCGCTTCGTTGCTGCCTTAGCCATTACGTACCTCTCTCAAACGTGCTTGGGCGATCCGCAATTCATGTTGCGGCGTTTCCTGCGTCTTCTTGACGAAGGAGTGCAGCACAACGACTTGCTGCCCCACGTGCGTGCAATAGAACACCCGCCCGATACCTTCCCTACCCTTAGGACGCAATTCAAACAACCCGTTACCCATTGCTCGGGAGTGCGGCATCCGTAGATCCGCACCGAACTCCTGCATCAGATCCAACAGCCGGAGGTAGTCCGCAAGAATCCCAGCCGGGAACGCAAAAACGTCGCGCTTCACCCGTTCGTTGTAGTAGACGACCGTCCAATCAAGTTTCATGTTAGCAAATTTGCTATGTTTCTGCAATCTGGCCTGCCGCTCTAGAGCGGCAGGAGCTTCTGTACGGCCGCGCGCCCTTGATCCGGGGACAGGTGGGCGTAGCGTTCCGTCACGGAGATCGAGGAATGCCCGAGCAAGTCTTTCACGACGTACAGGGAGACGCCTTCCATCACCAGCCATGACGCGAACGTATGTCGCAGATCGTGGATCCGGAAATTCTCGATTCCAACGCGGGCGCACGCAGCGTTAAATCCCTTCTGCAGTGTCTGTATGCGCTTCCCCGACCACGCCGGAAACACCCACTCAGACTCCGCACACCTCCGCTCGACCCAGTCTCGCTGATCCCGCAACGCCGACAGCGCAGCACTATTCAACGGCACCACCCTACGCTTCCCGTTCTTTGTATGCTCTGCATCCAGGCGCAGGAACGAGCGCTCAAAATCCACCCGACGCCAATCAAGCGCCAATAGCTCATTCTTCCTGCATCCGGTACTGAGTGCGAGACGCACGAAGTTTGCCAAATGCGGGCGCTTTGCATAAGCATCAGCAGAGAGAATCAGCGCGGATGCTTCCGCACGCGATATCCATCTAACCCGATGTTCCCCGCCATTCAATCCGAGACTCTGCACCGGGTTCGGCAAGTCCGAACAATCGCATTCGAGACGGACAAAATTAATAGCGGCCGAGAGAAATTTCAATTCTCGCTTAACTGTCGACTCTTGGACACCATCGGCAAGACGGACCGCGACGTACTTCCGAACATCCACCCTCTTCAATGCCGAGATCGCACGTCCACCGAAATACGGCTGAAGTCGCTTCAACGAGTACATATCTCGCTGCTTACTGCGGTGATCCTTAGCCGACATATAAATACCGACGATTTCCTCAAATGTCATTCCAAACGCCTCTAGCGCTATTGAATCATCAGAATATCGACAGTTACGAATCTATGCTTAAATCCATTTACATCGCAGGCCTAATTCTCGCGCGTCGATAACCAGAACACACCTAACTCCTGCCGCCAGAACGCCTGACAGCGATCGAGCGTCGCGCCCGCCTGCAACGCCGCCTTGAACGCGACCTTCAGGGCTTCCGCCGGATCGTTCGCGGTAATGTGGTCGATCGGCATCACTTCCGGCACTGCCACGCCGCGGCTCGTCCAGTACCGCTTTTCGTTCAGTGCGTGCTCGGCGAAATCCTTCGTGATGTACTTCGCCAGGTAGGCCGCGAGCTTGTGCCTCAGCCCCTTTTCCTTGAACGGGTTCCGAACGTTGATCTGGCCATTCCCGACGCCCACGATGCTTTGCCAGATCGACCGCAGCACTCGATAGTTCTGACGGCCCTTGACCGCCACGTGGAGGTGCCACGCACCCCGTTTCTGGCGCTCAGGCGTGGCGACATACTGGAAGGTCGACAGCTTCGCGAGACGACGGCGCAGCGCATCGAAGTCACGCTTCAAGCGGGCTTTGTCCTGCATGTTCTCCCGGTACGTCAACGTGATCATTCGGTCCGCTCCAATCGCCTTGCACCGTAGCCGCACCTGCTGCTTCGCGCGCTTCGCCGCATCGAGCAGGTTCGATTCACTGTTCTCCGACTCCCCACGCTTCGCCTTGGGCATCGCATTCAACGACAACGCGCCTATGTACCGATCAAACCGCGTCGCCGTCACTTCGACCTGACCGTCGCCAAAATTCCGGCCACGGATCACCCACTCTCTACGGAACGGCGAGAAGTCGCCTATACTTGCGTCGTGCATTGCAATCACCCTTGTAATGCGCTGTTTCACCAAGCCCTGACCGTTGCCGCGTTCAGGGCTTTTCTTTTTTCCGAACTGCCTTTCTGTCCTTGCTCCGCCTCGCTCGATGCCGGCGTCCGTGTCCCGTATCCGTTAAGTGTCCCTGATACAAGTTTAGGGGCCGCGCTGCGCGCGGCCCGCCCGGCGCGCTCTGCTGCGCTGGGCGAGCCGTGTGCAGCTAACCCCCGCCCCATCGCTTACGAACCGCCCTTGCCCCCGCTCCGCGCGCCCGCAGCGCAAGCACCGCGGCGAGCCTGTAAAGGGATGGTCAAGCCCGCCGCACTGCCTTCGCTCACCGATCTCGCGAGCACCCGCTACTCGGTCCGGCGGGCCGCGCTGAGCCGCGCGACAACAGCCCGGACTCCGCATCAACGCCGCCGCTCTACGTCGCTTCGATCACGGCCGGACACTCCCGACGCTGGCCGCCGCCGTCGTACCGCACAGACTTACAATCTCGATCACTAAAACAACCGAGGGACCAAACAATGGGCATCTACGATCGCGACTGGTATCGCGAGGAATACAAGAAGAAAGAGTACCTGTTGGAGCAGGGCTATACGCCACCGAGCGCGGCTGTCGCGAGCGCTTCGCCAGTCCCACCTCGCTCCAAGGCTCCCACCACTACGCACTCGCTTACGTGGGTCAAAATCGCGGCGATAGCCGTGGGCGCCGGCGTCCTTTCGTACCTTGTCGTATCGGTCATCCTCGACTACTTCTAAGCGCCGAGCCCGATCAAATCCTCTGCACCTGCAGCACCAACAAAACCTCCGTGCGCTGCTTCGAGCTAGATCGACCATCGAGAAAGCCCGGCAGCCACGCATATCCGCTGCGCGCCGTTGCGTTGCGGTCCTGAATCAAGCCACCCAACACGACGACCTCACCGTCCTTCAATCGCGTCACCGTCTGTAGCTGTCGCGTGTTCTTCGTCGGCGACGTGTCGACGCCGGTTCTCGTCGCGACGAAATCGGAGATCTCCTCACGCACCTTGAGCTCGATTACCTCGCGCATGACGGTCGGCTCAACGTCGAAGATCAAGCCCGCGTCCTGATAGGTGATCGACTGAACCGGCGTACCGGTCGAGCCTTGGTAACTCACGCTCGATTGCGTCGGCACCTGTTGCCCGACGTTCAGGCGCACGCGCTCGCCGGACACGATCCGCACGTGTGGCGCGCTGACGACCTTGAATCGCGAATCGGCATTCAGCGCCGATATCGCCGCGTCGACACCCGGCCCCGTGAAACGAACGGAGCTCGTATCCGACGACGTGTCGCCGCTCGAGATGCGAAGCTGACCGCTCAACATCCGAACCGCGATACTCCACGCCGTGTTGGTCGAATCGGTGTTCGCCACTTCGTACACCCAACCGCGAACGACCACCTCACTCGGCACCGTGTCGAGTTCCGGCACGACCTTGCGCAACAGCGCGACTTCATCGTGCGAGCCCACGATCACAAGATCGTCGCCGCGAGCCTGCACACTCGTTTCGACGGGCATCGCAGGCACGTAGCCGGGCGGCGTTGCGGGCTCGCCGGGCACCTGTACCGCGCCGACAGGTTGCGACGGCATGCCGACGGGCGACACCGACGGCATCGCGCGTGCCCCGATCATCGGCTCGATCAGTGCGCGCAGGTAGTCGACGCGGCGATAGCGCGGCTTGTAGACGAACACGTCTTGATCGACCTTTTCGCGCGCCATGCCGGGCTTCTTCGTCACGTAGTCGACGCCGTTCTTCGTCACAACCTGAAAGCCGAGCGATTCGAGGAAATCGCCCATGACCGTGCGCACGTCGCGATTCCGATCGTTCAGACGGAACGACACGAGCCGTCCGTCGCTCAGCACGTCCGGGCCGAGCACGTAAGGCGTATGCATCGCCTCCTGATAGATGAGGTCGACAATCTGTGCGACCGTCACGAACCGCAGATCAAACGACGTTCCGGCGACGTGCCTCAACGGCGTCAACGTCGGCGCGGCGACAGGCGACGGCGCCGCGGCCGACAAGCTCGCATCAGCCGACAGCGTTGGCAACGGCGGCACCGCGCCAACGGCCGCCACCGAATACGCCGTCAACGCTCCAATCAGCACTCCGTATCGCTTCATTGCATGCCCCCGCCTTGTTCTGTTTTACCGGCGTGCGCGCCGGTCCAAGCGCCAACGGTCTTTCCGTCGACATCCCCCGTCAGCAGCATTCCTTCGCCGCTGAATCCCTCCAACGACATCGGACGCAATCGACCGTCCGCCGCGACAAGCACCACATAACCCACGCCTTCCGTCACGTAGCGCCCGGCAATGCGCCAGTCCGACGACAGAGGTGCGGTCGGCGTGCGCTCGACCTTCGCGGGTCGCGGCGACTGCGCGGAAGCACTGGCTGCTTCATGCGCGGCGTCCGACATGCCCGGCGTCACTCCGAAGCCGTCGCGTGCGCTGTAGAAGAACTTCACCGAGCAGTAAAGCAACACGCCCAACGCAATCGGCACGACGAACAACGCCTTGGGCACGACCGCCAGTTTCTTCGTGTGGACTTCGGCGCTCGTGTAGAGCTTGAAGATCTCGCGCGGATATGGCCATTGCCGTTTCACCGCGTCTTTCAGGCTGCTCGGGTTGTGGCAGTGGTCCCACTCGTAGAGCATCGCGCGCTTGAGCCCGAACAGGTTGCGCACGTGGATATGCCGCCCGACCAGATCGCGCACCGTCTTGCTGATCCGCTGCGGATGCTGCGTGATGAGGATGAAGTCGACGCCCTTGTGACGATGCACGTGCAATTGCTCCACATCCGGCGTCGGCTTTTGGCTAACCGTCGTCGGCGGGTAAATGCGTTGCGCCTCATCGATCACGATCAAGTCATGGGCTTCCGCCTTTTCGTGCCATTGCCGCAACCACGGCTCGTCAATCTCGACGTGCTCGATTGCCAGATCGCGAATGCCGTCGACCAGCACGCGACGCCCCTTCGCGATCTTCGTCAGCAACCACACCGCATGCAGCGTCTTGCCGCTCCCCGGCACCCCTGTAATCAGCGTGATCATTTGCCGAACACCATTTTGGTTGTGGACGTGAGCGTGTAGAACGACACGCGCGCCGAGAGCCCGCCGAGCACATACGCGATGCCGTCGCCCACACCACCAAGCGCGAGCACATTCGCGATATCGCTACTCAATCCGCCGACGCTTGCCGTCATCCATTGCACGATCTGAGCAAACGCCAGATCGATTCCCGTGACCGTCACGAAGCCAATGCCGAGCGCGACCAGTACGCGCGTGACGATCGGCCCGACCAGCGACACCAGTAGGCTTGCCCAGCTCATGCCGCTAATCCCGTCACGAAGATGACGCCAGCGAGCAACGCGCCCAGCAGCAGCACCAACGGGCGCAGCTTCAAGGCGAACTCGCACAGCGGCTCATAGCTGAACGACAGCTCGCCGCCGAACACGACCACCCGCTTCGGCTCGGGGCAAACGCCCTCGGTCAATCCGATCGGGCGCGGCGACAAGGAAATGCGCCTCGTGTCGCTGTTCACGGCCACATCCGACGCGCTGCCGAGCGGCGCGCATGCAGACGCATCAGGATGCCGCGCGCAAATATCGTCGCGCGACGGCCGACCGTTTCCCGGATTGGTGCCCGGCGCGGGCGTCGGCACGGGAACGGGTTGCGGCAACGGCTGCGGGATCGGTTGCGGCATGGGCTCTGGAACCGGACTGGGCACCGGCTCGGGGACCGGCACAGGCACTGGACCCGGCACGGGTTCAGGCACGGGAACCGGCACCGGCCGGGGAACCGGACTCGGCGCGGGCTCGGGCACCGGATGCGGTACGGGCTGAGGCAGCGGAACCGGCACCGGCTGCGGCACGGGTTGAGGCACGGGGCGCGGCACCGGCACAGGCTGCGGTTGTGGTTGCGGCTCGGGCACCGGGCGCGGCTGCGGATTCGTCCCCGGCACCGGAGCAGGCGCGGGGCGCGGCTCGGGTTCCGCTTCGGATGCCGGACGCGGCTCAGGCGTCGGCACGGGCACGGGCACGGGCACGGGTATCGGAATCGGCCGCGGCGGTACGAACGGCGTGATAAGTACGTCTTTACCCTTCTGCGCGGGAGACGAGAACAAATCGGCCACGGTGGGCACCTGTCCCGGATTCGCTTTCACCCACTCGGCAACGTCGCGTTCGCTAATCGGCTGATACGGCAGGCCTTTATAGCCGGGTTGCGATACCGCGCTTTTCCACGTCTCGTTGATGAGACTAGCCATTGTCGCGGCCGGCAGCGGCGTCGCCGCGACCTTCGATGGAATGCGCGGCCACAGTTTCGACAAGTCATCAGCCACCAGCGGCACGACTTCTTCCTTGTATCGAAACAGCGAGTCCTTTCCGCTCTTCACGACGTTGCGGTACGTGACACGGCCACCGCGATCTTTGACGGCGACTGTCCGCGACTCCGTGTAATGCAACGCGATCGGGTTGCCCGGTATGTGCCTCTGAGGCGCGAAATACAGCACGTGCGAGTGCACGTTACTATCATTCTTATCCTCGCAACCCGTATACAGGCCGCAGTGCCCGAGGTAGTAGTACAAGTACCACGCGAATTGCTGCGCCTGTTCGAGTGTGCTCGGCAGGATATCGAATGGTCCGCGTGACATATAGAAATTCGACGTGCCGAACCCCGGCGAGAACGGATAGCCGTTACAGAACGTGTTGTTCGCCGCACACATTCCGTTTCGATAGACCGGAATGCCTTCCCGCGCGGCCCACATCTCCGGCTGCAACATCTCTCGCCGCACAGGATCGATCGCGATCGCGGGCGGCTGAACCGCCGCATAGCGATCGCCCGCACTGGCGGGTAGTGCATCCACGTCGAGCGACACTTGATCGCCGCTCCACAAGAATTTCGCATCACCCAACTGTAGAGCCGAGCCCACGGCGAGAATGCCCATGCCCGCCAGAATCGTCAGCCAGACCGGCGCACCCGCGAAGGCAAGCGCGGCTGCGGCCCCCGTTCCGACGACGTTCAACATGGTCGATGCCTTGCCCATGCCCGCGAGTGTCGCCGCAATGCGAGGATCGGATGCGGCGATACCGCGTGCGACGGCAAGACGCGTCAGAATCGCCGCCTGAGCGCGATTAATCACGAAGGTTTCGAGCGGCGCGAGCGCGGCCTGTGCATGCGCCTGCTGATTGCAGACCATCGCGAATGCGGCAAACAACGCCAGCCAGACACCACGAATTCTCTTGCGCATGCTTACCCCATCAGGATCAGCGCAGCGCCGCCGATCGTGCCAACCGTCACGCAGAACTCGACGCAAAACCAAAGCATGACTAGCTCTCCGAAGCAGATTCGAGAAAGCGACGCAACGCACGCAGCCCGTATGCGATCGCAAAGACAAGCAGCATGGCCGCTCCCACTTTCAGGCCCGCAGCCGCCCCGCCATGCATCGGCGCGTCGCTCGCCGCAGCGCCGTTCACAAGCGTCAGATGCACGACCTGTTGCACGCCCATCGAGCCATCGGACAACGCGCAGGGCGTTTGCCCCGTGCTCGCCGACGCACTGGCCGCGCTGCCGCACACGATCACGTCGATTCCTTGCGCCGCGCGTGCGCCGAATGCGACACCAACAAGCGAAGCAACCACCCACCGTTTCATTGGCTTCTACCCAAGAAAAAGCCCCCGGTACGCGCGCACATACCAGGGGCTCATGAGTTCACGCGATCAGCGACCGAGGAAGCTCTTCACCGCGCGATAGCCGAACATCGCCGCCGACACCGCGAGCACCGCACCGCCGACGAGCGCGATATTCGGGCCGATACCGGTAATCGAGCTCACGACCGGGCCGACGTCCATCGCAACAACCGGCACGTCCGCCGCGAATGCACCCATGCTTGCCGTAGCGAGCGCCGCAACTGCAACCAGCTTCTTCATTTGATTTTTCCTCTCAGGTTCAGGCCCGGTAGTAAGAGAACCGCCCGTGCGGGCCAGCTTCGAGCGATCCGGTTTCCGTGACGGATTAAGACGAAGCAGCCGCGGCCTTAGCGGTCGGTCGACCAAACGGCGCAAGCGACACGATGCGAGGTTCGAGCTTGCCCTCCATCGACTGCTGAAGCGCGAACTCGGCGAGATAGTCGCCCGGTGCGGAATCCTTCAGTGCGGCCGGTAAGTTGATCGTGCCGACGAGGATTTGCTTGCCCTCGCTGTTCTCTTGCTCCAGCACGCATTGCGCCGTGTGAATCTCCCACGGCTGACCGGTGCGCTTCGAGATGCCGCCGCGCTGGATCACTTGGAGAATGGTCAACTTTTGCTTGCTCATCGTGAAGACTCCTTGTTAGGACTGCTATTCGTAATGACTAGAGCCTCTCCGGCTCCAGCTAGATGCGCGACGTACGCGCGAATCGAAAAAGGTGGACGCTAGGTCAGCCGTCCACAAAGCGCCGCGCTATCCGAGGGTGAGAAAGTGCGCGACGCACGGGGAACTGCAATTCTTCAAAACCGCTTCCCTTCGGTGTTACGCATGCAGCCAATCGAACGCATGAATTCGATGCTCCGGCGCTACGCAACCCCCGCTCATTAGCCGCTGAATAGCGATCGCGATCCGGCTATGGTGATCACCTCATCAACTATCCATAGTTTCGAGATGATACGCGCAACAATCGCCCGAATCGTCGTCGGCAGCGTCGGACTCGACATCGAGGAGAGCCAAAACGATATCGCCCAAGCCTGGAACTTCCTTGATTCACAAATCCGGCATCATGCGAGCGATGTCGCAATAGCAATCGTCCGCGACGACGGCGAAGTGTTCGGTGCCCTTTGGGATCTGGGTGACTTCCATTGCTTTGCGGGGACCAGAGACCACCTCCGCACTCACCTTCGAAACCGCCACTTCTACAGCGACTACTAA